TTCAGCCGAAAGCTTACCGATGGCCTCTTTGACCACCTCGCGCAGGGCCGCGTCATCAACTTCGCCCGTTGCCCCATCTGGCGCAGGCCCAATGTGCAGCATCTTTTCGCCCACCAAGATATCCCATTCCTCTTTCGAGAATTCAGCGGGATTAACGATACTGCCCTCGGTCGTGAAGGTGCGGCCACAGCGGCGGAACGAGCCGTGCAAAGCACCCGCCGCCGCCTTGATCAAAACAAGTTTCGTCATGTCAATTCCCCCTTATGCCAGCCACGGGGTCACGATGACCTCGACGGCGTTGTAGTTGGAGTTTGATGCACCGCCATCACCGAACATGACCTTGACAGCCTTGTTCGCAGCGGCGCGGTGGGAAGGCGGCACCAGTAGGTGTGTGGGTGTGACACCCAGCGGTTTGCCGCCATCGCCCTTGAACGACATCATGGCCGCAATCGCCAAATCCAAGTTCTCGCCCGTCAGCGCCGCCCCAGAACGGTAGGCCTTTTGCCAGAAACCATAGCCCGCGTTGCAGCGATAGCGGATGCCATACATATAGTGGTCTTTGATAAAGACCGAATCGTGGTCCTTGGTGCCTTCCATCGTGTCAAATTCAGGCTTTGTCCGCTCTTGGAAAATGAACGGTTTGATCTCGCCCGAACAGTCCAGCAGATACCACGGCGCGCCCGCACCTGCCTGAATGTTCGACACTGACGTCACCGCACCCGTGCCATCATGGTTGGCCGCAACGGGGTGATCTACGTCAAAGAAGAACTGACCATCATAGCAGGTGGCCGCATTGCCGCCCTTGATCAGATCAGAGATCATCTTGTCGGGGTGAAGCGCGGCGGCTTGGCCCATATTGCGGATGCGCATGCCCAGCGTGCCAACATTGTCATCTTCAATCGCCGTGCGCGGGATGCCCACCGTGCCTTCGAACAGCTTGTTCGTGATCTGGTAGGCGTTTTCCTTCATGTCTTTGATGACACGGTCGCCAATCCATTCGCGCAGACTGGGGAAGTCGCCCAGCCAATCATAGGTGTTGGACGCAGTGGAAGACGGCACCACCATGGCAACCGTGTTCCAGAAGGTTTGCGGCTGCATGGCCGTATAGGCATCGCCGAACTGGCGGCGAACTTCGGTCCGCAATGAGGTCAATAGTGCGTTGGTGATCAGGGCCATGGTTTAGCTGTCCTTCTTTTTGAATTCTGCAAGGGCTTTGGGGTCGGTGCCAAAGGCGCGGCAGATCGCCAAATCTTCGGCGGACAAAGCGGCCCTGGTTTCTTCCCCGCCATTTGGCGTCTTGCCATCCAGCCCAGAGGGCGGGGCAACCACAGGGGCGCTGGCGATAAAGGACTTGAACCGATCCAGTCCGCCATCGATGCGGCAGGCGGCGATGTGATAGTCCTTGGATGCGGGGGCAACCTTGCCAGCCGCAATGGCCCCATCCACCGCAGCTGTGATTTCGCCATCACGGCGCACGGTTTCGGCCTCTTCAAAGGTGCGAATGCGGTTCAGCGCCAACTGGTGATCGGCGGTTGGCACAAATTTCGCGGGGTCGGGGGTTTGGGCGGCGTTGCGCGCGGTGTCACGATCAACCTTGATCGCGTTGATGGCGACAACGGCATCTGCTGCTGTCGATGCAGCGGGCAAGCCCAAAGCCTCTAGCACGGCTTTATCCATTGGGGTCTCCTCTTCGCGGTTCAAAGCCGCCATTTCCAAGTTGGGTTGATTGGTCAGTCCTGCACTGATGATCTTGATGATCTCGCCCGTGACGGCGTCGTAGGTGAACACGGGCGAGAGGTAGCGATACAGCTTATCCCCCACCAAATGGCGACCCGATCCCGTCCACTCGACACGCCCCCACAGCGCGCCATCGCGCACCTCAATCCCCTTGATCCAACCCACCGCAGGGGCAGGCTCGCCCATGGGGGCCTTCAGCTCAGAGGAATGCTCGATGTCGATCTGCGGTTCTTTGGCAGGGTCGAAGCGATCCGCAACGATTTGAGGGTTCGACATCATCCACCAACGCCCGTCGCGCCCCTGAATGCGGGGACCAGCAGGCACCAGCTGCACCCAATCGGGGGCAGTGGCTTCGGCGTTTAGGGCAAGGCCCATCAGGGAAAGTGCATGTTTGACCATAGCGCCACCCTAATGGGGCGGCAGGGTGGTATCACCCTTGAACACATTCGGGTGGGGCGGTGTTTAGGGGCGGGGAAAGTGGGGCGCGGCGCGGGTTTTGGAAAACGGCCCCAAAGGCGCGTTACAGCGGCCCTTCTTGCGCAGGGTAGTCCTATCGCCCCGCATCGCGCAACCCCCGTTTAATACCCGTTTAACGTCGCGCTTTGGCCCTATTGCACCACCCCCGCACCCCAAGGCTTGCAATTTCGGGATGGAAGGCTTAAATAGGGGCTGTGATCTGAGTAACTTTCGGACAGCCGACTTCGGGTCGTGATGGGGTGCCGGCCATCCAGATCACTCACTTTCCAGCTTGATGACCTTATCACCCCGCAGCGCCGCGTCGGTGACAAACCGCGTCTCGGTCGTCGGCGTGATGCTTCTGACCCTCATCCCATCATCGAACCACAAGATCAGCGCAGTCGGCTTTTCTGCCTTTTTCCCTCGGCTGCTTTGGCTAAGTGACAGGTTTTCATCGAACGGGATCAATACGCGCAGGGTCTTTTTGCCATCTTCGCGCAGCTCAACAGCGGCCAGATCGGAAAGATGGATATTCGCAATCACCGCCATCAATGCACGGCGAAAGGCCGCATCCTTTGGGCTGGCGGCTTTGTCCGTCACCAAATGGGCAAAGCTGTCATGGTTGACCCAGATGATCGGGTCGTCCACATCTGCGGCGGTGGCGATGGCTTGGGGCAGAATACCCACGGGCGCGCGCCCCACAGCCCCATCCATGATCCGCGCCACGCGCCAGCTGGTGGCGATATCGCGCAGGGCAGTGGCAGCGGCATCAGGCGGCAGATCAGCCAAACGCTCGCGCAGCAGCGCCTCCATCGCCTCGCGGCGCAGTTTGCCCGGGTTGCGCTGCCAACCAGGATCAATGCCCTGCGGCACAAGGCGGGTATCACCGGTGCGGGGGTTGGACCAAACCCTATCGGGGATATCGGGCGTGGTGCTGACACCCTTTCGCGCCGCCTCGGCCTTGGTCACTTGGCGCACCCAGCATTTGCACCCCCAGCCATTGGGCGGCATCCATTCATCCCAGAACGGGCTATCCACAGGCAGGATCATGCCTTCCTTGTCGGCGTGATGGGGGCGGTGCTGCTCAGACGGGCCAAGGCGATATTCCAGAAAGGGCATTGCGCCCTTGGTCCGTTCAATCCGCTCCCACTGGCCAGCGGCGCGGGCGCTGCGCAGGTTGGCATCATATATCGTCTTCAGGCGGCGCGCGGGGCTGCGTTTGATTTCAACCGCCTCGCCCGTCAGAGGATCGGTATAGTTGCGCTTGCCCAGCCATTCGGCCAAAGCGGGGCGATCCATCCAGCTTTTCTGGAAACTTTTGAAGGTCAGCCCTTCGTCCAGCGCCTTTTGCACCTCGGCCTTCATGGCGGCCAGCAGATCCAGCTCGGCGGTCTTGGCCACACTAAAGGCAACGGCATGCTCTTCGGGTTCAACATCCAGCCAACTGAAGGCAGGGCGCAGCCCTTTGTTTCGCAAGAATCGACTGGCCTCGGGCGGCGGGCCTGCCGCAAAGCTGTATCCAGGACGATCCGGGTAATCAGCCATCGCGGTCATCCCCCAAGGCCCGCGCGTTAAACATGCCTTTAACCAGCGTCTCCACCATCATCGCTGTGGGCATATGGCGCAGGGCCTGCGGCAGATTTTCCAGCAGGTCTTCGTAACTTTGCGCGCTGCCCACCGCCGTTTGAATGGCCACTTGCATCTCGTCCGATACGTCCTGCCAATCGGCCATCATATCCGCTTCTATCTGCGCCAGATCATCATCACTGCCCTGCGCGCCGCTCTGCGCTGCACGGTTCAGGGCGGTGGCGTGGTTGCGGGCTGGCGGGGCGGGGGGCGCAGCAGGCGCATCGCCCACGATCTCCTCGCCTTCC